TAATTATGGATAAACAAATTGTAAGAATGACTATTGTTTATGCAGATGGAACTATGACTATTCTCGTTAAAGGCGATGATGGTAAGTTATCAGTAGAGAGGCGATGAATTTGAAATGTCCAAAGTGCGAAGAAGAAACTAATAACTATTATATTAGAAGATATGGTATGTGTGTTAATTGTATTTACGACATTAAAAGAGTAGGAAAGAGGTCTAAGTATGAATAAGAAGAAAGCAGTAACCGTAACTTTGCCGGCTCCACATAAGGCAAGAGTCAGTTGCCCCATTTGTAAAGGAAATAAGTGCGTAGTTTGTAAAATGACTGGAGAATTAGCAATTGAAGTAGCACCGAAAATACCCATTCAAAGGGCGCATATTATTAAATATGTTGTTGAGAATATTCACGAAGTAGCGAAGGAAATAACTAAGAAATACGGTTTAGTTCCCGAAGTAAATACAGCAGAAGTTCTTGAAGTCAATAGCGGTCAATATGAAATAGTGCAGGTATCGTCTTTAGGCGGAGTATGTTGGGTAGTTAATCGCCTAGACGAATTAGAAACACCTCGTTATTTTACTTCTAAACAAGAATTAGATAAGTTTAAACAGGGGTGGTTTAATGAATAAGTCATATGAAACATTATTGGCAGTTTTAGAAAAAAGAATGTATAAACTGGTTAATGAGATATTACCATCTATAAGATTAAATTGTGGATTAACTCATGAATATAAATCAGCAGAAAATAACCCATTTACCGGCGAAGAAATGATGATGCCTATTGATGAAGCATTATTAGAACCATCCGCTAAAACATCTTCCTTGTATTATATTAGAGGGGCTATGTTGGAATTAGGAACAATACTTTCTTATTTACCCGATTCACAAGTCTTTGACCCTAATGCTGATTTAGGGCTTTGGTTAAATTATCCAACTGAACTAATGGTTTCACAAATGGATAAAATAAAGGAGGAAGAATAATGAGTGATGAATTAACTGTAATAGGAACAATTGTCCGTGATGCTACTATGGACTGTAAAATTAAAAGAGGCAAATATTGGAATATTGAAGTCTTGGATATTCGTTGGTTTAAAAACGATAAGCCAACAAACAAAGGTGTTCGTTTGAACATGGAAGAAGCAAAAACACTATTAGATATACTAAGGAGAGAGATTGATGAAAAGAGTGAGTGAAGTTCAGGCTAAAATTAGTTTGAGAAAGGCAAATGAAGAAAGACAATACGGGAACAATGCAGTTCCTAGATTCGGGAATTGTGCTGGTAAAATAATTGATTTATTTGCACAATTTGTCGAGGATGAAATGACAGTACCGCCTAAAGGTGGTAGAGGTTGTAGAGTTCAAAAAGAACATATTGACCTTTGTTTTGGTAAGTTCTATCAGGCTATGAGAGAGTTTATGGATGGTGAAAAAGAATGAATAAATTATATTTGATTACAACAAACAATAAGAAGTTTGATGAATGGGCTAAACAAAATAAGAAGCGTCTAAAAGACCACGCACTAGCGCATTTTAATGCAGGTTATAATGATGTAGTAAAGGGAAATTATTTGGCTAGGGCATCATTCGTTTGTTATTGGGAGATTTACAATAACAATTCTTTAGCCAAAGTCGCTCCTGCTATGACTCAAGCATCTATGATTCATATGATGCACCGATTTATGGAAAGAGGATTACAAGAAGAAATGGTAGTTGTTGAACAAATGATGCACAATTTCTTAAGACTCTTACAAAGATTAAATGAGCCTGACGGTGAAGAAGAATGAAAAAAGAAGATTGGGTTTATTTAGCAAATGCTATGTGGGCCTATGCTGAAAAGCATGACGGGAAAATCAGTAGCCTGTTAAAAGAACTGGTAATAACAATAAATAAAAATGAAAAGGTGATTAATAATGACATGGGAAAATATGAGCAGAATGCTACAAGCAACAGACCAAATGATACAAACTCAACAAGTAACTCGGATTTCACGGGACTTGGAGAGTTTTAATACACAGAAAAGCAATACATCATTAGTCTTAACAATCTTAAATAAAGATGAACTAAGTGCAAATAACTTAGGGCTAGCCAAAGCGAAGAAATGGATGGCAAAAATATTTGATGTTTTTGATGATGAAATAGAAGGCCTAATGGCCGCTCACAACGATTTGGGAGAAGCCATCTACTTCTTAGATTCCTCGGCAGAAAAACAAAGGAACTTTTCGGTTCAATATGTTCTTCGTTTGTTGGAGATGGATTGTGGAAAGGTTGATTCTAATGAATTTAAAATGATTGAGGAATCGGTATTGGCTATGTCAGCCAATGCCCGACGATGGTTTGTGAGATATATGCTTAGAACTCCCCGTAATGGAATGAACATTGGGACGGTAACTAAGATTATTGCTAAACATTATAGAAAGAAACAAGCAGATGTAAAGAAACATTTGAACTTCAATTCTGTTGAAGTGGTTTGTCAGTATTATGAAGCGGGTAATAACCCTCCTTGTAATTTAACTTACGGAAAGTTCATCAAGCCTATGCTTGCTAAAGAAGTTCCCATGAATAAATGGCCCACTGATTTTGTGGTGGATTACAAATACGATGGTAACAGGTATCAAATCCATATTGAAGGCGATAAGACAATGATTTTTAATCGTAAAGGTAAGATTGTTACTCATCAATTTCCCGATGTAGTGGCATTAGTTCAAGAATATGATATTAATAATGCTATTTTGGATGGAGAGATTTACCCTATCTTAGAAAATGGCTCACCTGCCCCACATAAATACATGGGAACAAGGGTTCATTCTAAGAATATCCAAGAGGCTATGGAAAGAGTCAAAGTAGAATGGGTCATTTTTGACTGTCTTATGCTAAATAATGAAACAGTTATGGATTTATCCTACACTGATAGGTTGGAGCGTATGAAAGACCTTCCTAACCAAGCACACAGAATCACAGAAGGTGATATTATGGCTTTTTACCATGACGCTATCAACGAAGGATTTGAAGGAATCATCGTTAAGGATGCGAGCCAGCCATATCAATCAGGAAAACGAAGTGTTTTTTGGGCTAAATACAAACCTCCGCAGATAAACCTTGATGTTGTTGTTCTTGCCGCTAAGTACGGCGAAGGAAAGCGAGCCAATGTTTTCGGCACTTATCAATTAGGAGTGAGGGCTAATAATGGTTATCATTCAGTCGGATGGTGCGGAACAGGATTCTCGGATGCGGATTTGGTTAATCTAACCAACATTTTGCGTAGGAATGTGGAAGCATTTGATGACGGGCTGTTCACTGTTTTACCAGTAGTCGTATTAGAAATAAAGGCTGATTTGGTTTCAAGAGATGAAAAAGGCAATTTGGGTCTAAGGTTCCCAAGATGTGTCCGTATTCGTGATGATAAGTTCGTCTTCGATATTAATACCTTAGAAGATGTGGAGAGATTAGAATGAAAGCAGATGAAAGAGCAGCAAAGTGGGACACTAAATATATGGCCGGACCATTCGGTAAAACTCATAAAATATCAGAAATGTCTATGAGGCAAGTTAATACGGGATTAAGACAGTGTAAAACTAGCCTAACAGTAGCGGCTTGTCATATGACTTCTTTATACCAAAGGAGGCACATTCTTATGCACCAACAGGGTGAATTTAATTACCAGAAAAAGAACGCAAAACAGAAAATTATCCAGCATCTAGGGCTTAAAACCCAAGTAGATATTAAGGAGGAAGAAAGGTTTAAGCAGATTCTTTTAACTGCGTTAGCGTTCCTCGAACAAGGTCAAGAGATTTCTTTAATTAAAGCGGTACTAGAACAAGCGAGGGATGGAGAATGATTGAACAAGGACAGATGACAATTATAGATACAATTACATACAGATGTATTAGAGTAGATAGCGAGGGTTATGCTCATTTAAAGAACATTCTGCATGAACAGGGTAGGCCCAAATTAGTATTACAAAAATATTGTCCCTTTGTTAAGGATGGTAAAATAATTAAACCCGAAAGGCCTCCTGCTGAAAAACATAAGCCTACGACTAAAATCAATGTAACTCAGTTAATCAAAGAGAACACTGACTTACAAGTATCTAATCAAGCAAAGTATTTTATATCAGAATGGGTGGAAACTGCGATAACCAATCTTATTACAAATGCAGATAGAAGTGCTATTGAAAGAGGCGACAGTCGTTTAACACCAGCCCATTTCTTTTGGTTAGAAACCAACACTGCGCCAATAGGTTATTGGCCTTCAAATATTGAATACATAGAGGACTGATTTTATGTTCAGCAAAGAAATGCTAATTGGGATTCTGCTTAGTTCTTCTAAGGTAGATTTTAATATAGAGAGAGCCGTTGATTCTCTCATGGGGTATAGAGTAAGACTTAAATTAGTAATGAGAGCAGACTCTATTTTCCTTGAAGGAGTTAATAGGAGTTTAGCGCAACATCAAATCACTTGTAGTATTAAACAAAAGGAAAGTAAAAGCCGCCCGAAGCCGATTCTTAAAATCGGAGGAATTAAGAACCTGTTTAAATTAACAGAACTAGTTCCTGAAAATTTACCTCATGCTAAAAGCGAGTGGGTAGAGTTTAGGGAACTAGTAGAATTAATATCCAATCACAAACATAAAACCGCAGAAGGAATGGAAAGAATTTTTGAATTAAAAGGGGTAATTTAATGGGATTAACTACACTAAATAACAATAGAACAATATTAGTAACAGGTAAAACAGGAACAGGTAAATCAACCAAAGCACTTACATTTGTGGAAAAGCCCCTTATTCTATATGCTAATGATATTGATTTTGACATAGGTTCATTTCCAGTGGAGCATGGAATTATTATTGAGGATGTTCACTATAAACCAGACAAAGATAGTATCTTGAATATAATCAGGAACTACACAGGCCAAGTAGTATTGACTTCTATTAATGAAAAATCAGTTCCTAAGGAAATAAAGGAAATGTGTAAGATTAAAAGGGCAGGTTCTAAGAATTACTTAAGGGAGCATATTGAAGAAACCGCCCCTCATTCAGTAAGTCCCTTTTCGTTTGAGCGTGATACTTATTCATTAGTAAGGGGCTTTCTTAAAGAAAAGAATAGAGACTTAATGGCTGAATTATTATTGTTCAATAAGCCATCCGACACACAGATACTATCTTGGCTGGTAGAAAATATGCACCCTAACAGATTAATTTTTGTTGATGGTGTAGTAAAGCGTCGTTGGAGTCAAAGATACTTCTATGAGATGCTTTCTTATTCTCATGGAGGTAATTCCTTTGATAGACTGAATATGCCAATAAGGAGGAAGTATTCCCAAATACCTAAACTATCAAGAAGACTGGGCGTTAAAAACCCAAAAGTCTTACAGCAACTTTTTATGGATGATGATTTCAAAGAACATGCTAAAAAGAAACTGAATAATGGAGAATGCCGTCTCCTTAAAATAGGCGAAAAAAGAAGAAAAAGAAAAACCGACCCAATTAAAATCACTCAAACTTCTTTGGGGGATTTCTTTTGAGAACTAGAAAACTAGTATATAAAATAGAAAATATTTTACAAGGTAAGGAAATGACTTGTAAAGAAATAATGGCTGAACTTGAGCGAGGAATCCCCACAAAGAGAGGGAACTCATTCACTTATAATCAAATAGGACAGTTACTTAGAAACAAAAGATTTGAAAAGATTGGCTGGTGTAAAGTAACTAGCACAAATATATGGAGGAATAAAAATGTTATGGACAGAAAAATACAGACCGAATAAACTAACTGAAATTATAGGACAAGAACACTTTAATTTAGATGCTATCGGTTGGATAGAAGAAAAGAATATGCCTAATCTTTTACTATACGGAAATCCGGGAAATGGTAAAACAGGAGCAGGATTAGTTATAGCAAAAGAAATCTTAGGAGATGCCTTCCAAGATAATTTTATAGAAGTAAATGCGTCGGATGACAGGCGTTTAGAAAATGTTAGAACAACCATTAAAAATGCAGCACAAAGCGGAACTATCGGCGGTGTTCCATTTAGAATAGTATTGCTAGATGAAATGGACGGTATGACAACAGATGCTCAAAATGCGCTGAAGAGAATTATGGAGCGTTATGCGAACAATGTTCGTTTTGTTATTACTTGTAATGATAGAAATAAGATTATCTTTGCCCTACAAAGTAGATGTGCAAATTACCACTTTAAGCCTCTCTCTAATGAGGCAATCCTACAAGTATTGCTATCAATTCTCCAACGAGAAGGTATAAGTAAATACTCTCAAGAAGAACTGGACTCCTTTATATATGCTATGAATGGTGATATGCGGAGGGCGATTACGGAACTACAAGCGGCTAAAGCCAGCAATTCCACCCTTAAGACTCAAATTGATATTGGTTTAGACGAATATAATAAATTATTAATGAAAATTGTAAATAAGAATAGCCTTGCTCTAAACTCAATACACGATTTACTACACGATGGGCTTTCCATTCGTGAAATCTGTATTGGACTACATGATGCTGTAATTAAAGCAGAATTAGAAAATACACTAAAATTTAAAATCCTTAGAACTATTGGAGAAAGCGAATGGCGTTCAACCACTATGACTCCAAAAGTATTAGCCTCTTGGCTGATAGGACAACTATCATAGAATTGAACAAAACAAAAAATAAACGGAAGTGAATAACATGGATGAAAATATGAAAAATGAAATTATGAAAGGTGCTGAAGTCATTGGACTCACAGCAGAAGAAGGTATGGCTAAGTTTGAAGAGATTTGCTCGGAAAACAGCATCGAAATGACAAACCCGATTAGTAAGGGTCTTTGGCGTAACTTTGTGGCTAATGCTAAGAGAAGCCAGCAATCAGAAACAACAACAGAAAGTGGAAGCGATGACTCTTTTTACAAAGCAGCATTTGGTTTCTTTGTTTCTTTAGATGCACCAAGAGATATGATGGCTTGGAATAGAATGAAAGCAAAGGAAGAGTTTATTCGTGATGCTGACAATGCTCTAGAAAAGGGTATTGTTGCCGTTGCTAATCAAAATGCTCTCGGTAAGTGGGTTGTATCTCGCTATCACAATAATGAATATGAAGAAAAGACTGTTACTACTTTGCCTTCGGGTGCAGAAGAAACAGAAGATGGTCGTTTCTATATTCCTTTGGATGCTACTGCTGTCTATATGAATGGTGGTAAGAACAATAACTACGGAAAGCCTCTTCCGCCTGAACAAATGCGAAGAAGCGGTGTTTTCTATGGTTCGTTGGGAACTGGTGAAATGAAACCTTATTACTTCTCTTACAAGAATCAAGGCGGGGTAGATTTTGCACCAAACAGTTTTGAATGGTGTCATTTCTTGTGCGTTCTTGGTTCTAATGGAACTGATATTTATGGTGCGAAGCAAATGACCTTTGATTCGCTAACCATGAATTCCGATATGGACACTGAAAATGACTTGTATAGAGACATGAAGGACTTTGACTTTGAAGAATGTCTAAGAAACAACTTTAATTCACACCTTGTTCCTCTTGTTGAGTTAAATAAGGCTCACATTAACCGACAGGCATTACCTTCTAAGGAGCGATTTGTAATTACAGATGGTACAGTCTGTAATATGAATATGACTCCTACAAAGAATGGTAACAGAATTATTAACATTACCGACCTTAATGCTGAACTAGATTATGAAAGTGATGGAATTACAACTTGTTGGATTCCTAGCCACTTGAAATTAGATTTCGGTATTGGTTCATCAGTCATTGTTGCTGGCCGAACTAGTCAAAGAACTACTGATGAGGGCGTTGAGCCTGTAACTATCAATGTTGCTGGCATTTACTGTGTAATTAAGCATGGTTCTGCTGTCGAAGTATCGCAACCTGTCGAAGAGGATTTCGACTGGTTTTGATTAACTAATCAAACAATGTGTAGCCGTTGGCGTTAATGACGGTCATATAGGTGCGAAGCCTATCCCTTTGGAGGGATTTAAAATGGAAGACATAAAAGAAAATAGATATTTACTAAAAGCAAATAGTTATCTCATTGACCTGCAAACGGTTGATTTTGTAACTTGGAAAGAGAATGACAAAGAAGAAGGAACTTATTGGACTAAATTACATATTGGCACAAAAGAGTGTAGATATGTATGTAAGTCTTCGACGGACCTAAACACGCTTATTCGGGCGTGGTCTAGCCTAAAAGGAAAGAGACTAGAAATACTGAATAAAGAACTAATAACGGAATGGTGATATTATGGGATTAACAAGCAATAACAATAAGAAGAAAGCAGTAGATGAAGGCGTAATCAACAACGCAAGAGTGTTGGCCTTTCAAAGCAAATTGACGAAACAAACAGAAGAACGACTCGGAAGAAATAACAGATTAATCTGCGGTATTTGGGGAGAACCTAAGACAGTTAAAAGCGGATTAGCCTTAGATTTTCCTAATAAGCAAATCTATGTTTTAGACTGGGATGATGGATGCGAACCAACATGGCGACAAA